GTCGACGTCAGGGTCGTGTTGCCGGTGTCGGGAATCGACAGGTTCTCCTGGACAATCTGGCCAAGGTGGTTGTAGCCACGAAGGACAGCCGTCGTCGCATCCCAGTTCGCGTTGTTGTTCAGGGTCATCGTCACAGCGCGAGCAGGCTGGAACGGACCAGCACCGAGCGTGCCGTTGAACGTGGTGATGGTCTGGGGGCTGGCGGCCGAGGCGCCACCAGTCAGGATTGCGGACGCGGACGCAGCCACGCCACCAATCACGTACTGGAAACACTCACCGGGGTCGATGCTGTTGCGCGAGCCAGCGCCGCCGACGGTTGGGGTTTTGAAAGCCATAAGACCCGCCTGAAGCAGGCCGCGGGCAATCTTGTTGCTCCGCTGCTTCGGTCCAAAAACATCGAACTCTTGCCCAGGATAAAAGTCGAACTGCTGGAAACCGAAAGTGCTCTGCAGAGTGAGGTCCGGGGGTGCCATCGTTATGTAGTCGCTTTCCCCACTCCACGGTGGGTGTTTCGTTGCTGGTAGCCCTAGACTCCGCTACCAACGGCCCTAACGAGCGGCGACATTACCGCTTGTTGATATTGTAGCTCACTTCTTCGAGGCTTCGGCCTTCAAAGCTTCACGTCGCAGCTCGTGCAAAGACTTGGCACGGATGGGGGTCTTGCCCACAGACTTGGGCGCACCGGGCGCTTCATCGTTCGACTGAATGGCTGCGTTGTTTGCAGCCGCAGCCGGCGTCTCGGCCGGCAACGAAGCAAACAAGCCGTCAACGAACTCTTCCGAGCGACCGTCGAGGCTGATGGACGGGTAAGCCGCCGCCACGCGCGCAAGCTTCGCTGCCTTGGCATCAGCAGCCGCCTTGGCCGCGTCACGTGCCGCGATGCGAGCATCGATGGCAGCATCGCTGGTGGCTTCGGCCAGCTCAGCCGTCAGGGCGGACACCTGGGCGAGAGCGGCGTCGCGAGCAGCCTCAGCCTGGGCAAGCTTGCCCTGGAGACCAGCGTCGTACTCGTCAAACGTGGCCTGGGCCTGAGCGGCCGGGACCGTCTTGTCACCAATCTTGATTTCCATCTCGTCAATCTCCAGGCTGGGAATCTCGGCAGAGTCCAGCATCAATCGCACAGTCTTGCCGGCACGTCCAGCCGGAACAATCGCAGCATGATTCCAGGTCAGGTCGGTTCGCGACTCGTCGAACGTTTGACCGTCGTCCGTGGTACCCGGTCGCCCATCGTGGCCAGCCATGTATCCCATGGACACTTCGCGGGCTACGCCCATCTCGATGTCCTGGATGAGTTGCGCGTCCTGGATGGCCAGCGTGGCGTGAATGTGACCGTCTTTGAACGTCGGCACGCCGACGACGTGCCCGGCGGCCACTTTCTTGTAGTTGTCGACATCGACGAACTTTTGGGGGTGCCGGTTGGTCACGGGGACGGTAGTCAGCTGGTCGAGCGACGCCTGAAGGACCGATGCCGGGTTGTACCGGCGAATCAAAGCCCCGTCAGCATCGACGTACTCCAGCACACCAACGCGCGCCAGTGTTGCGTCGACCAACAAACCGCCCACGGCGGTTCGTCGGACGTTGCTCAACGACCCAGAGGCATCAACGCAATAGCGAGCAGCCATATAGGGTCATTTTAGCAGTTCAGCGACTGCGGTGCTCGGGAGGAAGCACCGGCGACTGGGCGGGCTTATCGCAGCTCGTCACAGCAACGTCACTGCCAAGAAGCTGATTCGTCTGCGCACTGACAGCTTTCAGTTCTGCAATCGTCTTCTCCAACGACGCAATCTGCTCGCGTAGAGCAACGGTCTCGCTGTCTGGGGTGGACTGTTCCGCCACACCTGGGGCGATATTGTCACGAGGCAACGGCTCGGACGACACGGCTTCCGGGAGCGGCTGGTCGATTTCCAGCTCATCAAGGTTGCCGTCTTCGAGTCGGTTCTTTCTACGGTTGGACATACAAATCTTCTAGCAAGAGTCGTGCCACTGTATCAAATCTTCGCAAACACCGGAACCGCTCGGCAGCGACAGTTGTAGTCCTGGCCGGGGTGCAGGCGCTCACCGTGTCGGCCGACAGCTGGCGGGTTGGACCAGGAGAACGACTTGCCGTGAACTACGTTGTGTTTCGGTCGGACTCGTTCATCGCGCCTGGTTTGCCAGACGTACCGATTCGAGCCGGCTACAGGCGCGTAAGCCGCCAACGCTTCGGCGTACACGTGATGTGTTTGGTCACCTGCAATCAGCTTCGCGCGCCAGTCAGCCAGGCGCATGGCCGCTGCAGCGTCGGGCGCAGCCGCGATGTCAGCCGCCAGTCGAGCGAACAGGCGACGTTGCTCTTCGACGAACACAGCTTGTACAGCGCGGTCCCCGGCCAACGACGCAGGAACCGGCTTGCCGGACAGCCGTCTGAGTTCGGCTCGCGCATGTCGCTGGGCGTCCCGTGCGACAACTGGCGATATCCGGGCCATTTGGTCAGCGAGCTTGGCCAGCCGTGCCAACAGGTCTGGCGGGTTCCTGGCGACCAACGCTTGCACCTTGTCGAGATAGCGCAGCACAGCCGTCCGGTACCGCAGCAGAGCGGAACTGGGCGTCGTAGGCGCCGTCAGGCGCTGCTTCAGGCGCCTGGTCGCCACGGAGTTGCCTTGGACGGGTGTCGGTGCGCTCTGTAGGCGTCGAGGTCGTAAGTGCCATCCAGCTTGCGGAACATGTTCGAAGCAGCCTTGGCCTTTTCGGCTTCGCGAGCCATGTGGTCACGAACTTCGGTCGGCATCTCGTCCCCCCAAATCTGGCCAGCACCCTCGTCGTTGACGATGGCGTAGACAGAATCGAACGGGACAAAACACACGAAAGGCACTCCCTTGAACGAAAGGGTTCCTTGAATGCCGCCGTCGGAGACGAACAAATCAGGAATCGCCAGCGGCATGTTGTAGCCGAACTGCAGAATCATGCTTGACTTGGCCTTGAGGTTGTTCGGGATGACCGCCAACGGATGACGTGGGTCGAGATGTACATAGACCGTCGAGTCTGGTGCGGCGCTCAAGAACTTGGTTACCAGGTCTTTTTTGCTGAGAACTTTTGTCACGGCTTTGACTCCAGGTGAGTGCCCCTGACGCACCAAGTTACTGCTGCGATGTCGTACTGGGTCGCCAGGTCGACAGCGATTGCGACCGTGGCGCCCTCCAAATGAACGAGCCCGTTTCCGAAACCCCAGCCCATCTGATTCGGGGTCCACCCCCACGTGAACGTGGTCGTTGGGTATCTACGCTTCATGATTCAAATGTCACCGACCCGTGTGCCGACGTCAAGCGGAAATCAACCTCCCTGGTGGCGTCCTTCGGACGCCGAGGCGGCGGCCTTCCTCTTCGAGGCCTTAGGGGGCGTGCGCTTGCCGCCATTTGCAGCCGGCGCAGGCTTGGGCGCGTACTCGGCTTCGATTTCCGCCGTGGACTCGACCATACCGAGACCCATCTCACGGTTGGCGACCTCTTCTAGGCCCAGCTCCAGCGCACGGACGCGGCTGTCAGTGTCGACCGTGACGTGCAAGTCGGGTGCCAATCGACCCAACGACAACGCAATCTCCTCGGGCAACAGGACTTGAGCGTTAGCCAATGACACAACAGAGTCGACGGCCATCTTGTTCTTGGTCGCCATGTCCATGGGGGACATCTTCTCAAGCTCAGGCCACACGACTTCCCATTCTTCGGGGTCGGCTAGGTTCAAACTTCGCGCCAACATGCGCACGATGCGTTCGATACGGGGTTGTTCAACGTTGCGTCGGTATGCGTCCACACGACCGAACCACATCGACCGCTCCAGCTCGCCGGTTGCCGAGTCACCACCCGGCGCCGTGCCCAGCAAAATCGTCTCAGGTTGGTCGGCGTTGCTGGCAATGCGCGTGTAGTATTGGCGGATGACGTCGCCCAAGCCACCCAAGGCGCGCTCTACGACCTGGAAGGTTTCCTTGCCCACGCCGGCTTCGTCGCCCGCGTCCAGCACCAGCGCCTTGGAGACCGAGCGGGTCATGTCCATCAGCGCCAGACGCGTGCGAACGTCATCCTTGCCGCCGTCCTCGGCCAACGATTGAATCAAGCCATGCAGCGTGATGACCGCTTGGCTTGTATCGGCCAACTGGGAATCAATGTTGCCCCACATCGACTCGTACGCCGTCAGCGTCTCGTAGATGTCTTGCAGCACCGACAAGTCCCAGCCTTCGTTCATCTGACGGCGCTTGGCCGTGGTGGACGCGCCTGGGAACAGAATCACGCGGCTGGCGTGCACCTGGACCGGTAGAGACGGCTTGTCGCCGAACATGACGGGCTGGTACTCGTAGACCAGCGGGCGGCCGTCCGTGCGCCACTTTACAGCGCGCAACGTTTGACGGTCCACGTCTTTGATGAACTCGACGGCCGTGACCTTGGTGTCGTCCAGCTGGCTGGCCAGCGAGCCAGAACCGTTCACGCCTAGAATCAGCCCGCCACCCATCAACCGGCCCCACTTGGCGGCGCGGGCAAACCGGGCTTCGTCCTCCTGAAGGCGAGTCCACTCGTCCATCAGCTGTTTGGCTTCGTCGGCGTCAGCGGCCGGGGTCGAGTTTCGCCGGGCGAGCTGAAAGCCTTCCCGTAGCGATTCGTCAACGATGCGGTCGACAACCACACGGGCCAGGTGTGACTGTGCGTACAGTGTTTCCAATGTTTCGACGTCCAGAGGCGGGATGTCGACCCATTGGTTGTAGGCGGTCTTGTCGCGGCTCGTATTCGAGCCCGTCATCAAGTTTTGGATGGCGTCGGCCACGGCAATCATGCCGTCACGAGCCTCGGCGCGCTTCAGAGCGGCCTGTACATCGGGTGTTTGGTCAGCCACCCCGTATTTTAGCCGACAGTCCTGCCAGGCGCTATCAACTGTAGAAGTTGAAAACCAGCCGCACCTTGGTTGCGTCACCTTGGGCCAAATGTTGCCAATAAAGACAGTCGTCCCATCGGAACTCTGTAAAAGCTGTTTGGCAGATTTCGGGCTGGTAGTCGAGCCACGAGCCGAAACTGTTTTTGCGCTCGGTGGCTGACCCGAGCGGAAGATTGGAAAAAGCCTGCTGGATTTCAGCAATCGTTAGATACGAAGGTGTATGGTCTCCCGGCATGCCCAGTCGCTTGTCAGCGACCTGATAATCGGGTCCCTCGTGGTCAGGGCCCAAAAAAGCGCGCAACTCCGAGCTCATGTCTGAAGGCCAACCACGCGGCTCAGCAATAGGTGGACCGTCTCCGCGAACGCCGGCCAACCAGCCGAACAGTCTATAGTTGCGCCCTTTGAAGACCTTGGCGTCGGGCACCAAATGCCACAACCCGTCGCTCTCCAAGCGCTCGACCCACATGTGAATGTCGCAACCCATGTCATTCCTCCAGCAACCCGCACGGCCAACAAACGACCGTGCCGAACATGTGGTCATTGCGGCGCCCAGGACGGCCCTGGACGGTCGACGGCTGGGTGGGTGCAGCGTGGGTAGCTGCGACCTCGTGCCAGGGCGTCACGCGGGCGCGTGGGGGCAGTGTCGGGCGACCGTGCGGCGGCTCGGGGATGTGCTGTTCGTCGGCAGCGCCTTCGAGCCAGGCGTGACGGTCGGCACGCGCGGTTGCATAGGCGATGATTTGGGCTCGGGTGTCGAAGAACCGTTCTGACGTGTTGCGAACTTTGGTCATGGGTCGACGTTATCGCCTCCAGAACGAGGCGTCAATAGAAACCCGACATTTTCGAGCGAGCTTTTGACATGGCGGCCTTGAAGTGTTGGTTGCGGTCCTGAGCCGAGGACCAAGTCAACCATTGTGTGCACGCGTCCAGAACGTCATCGTGCGTGAACAGTGGGAACTTGACGTGCTCTTCAATCAGATTCTCGACCCACGGCGCTTTTTCAGGTAGCAAAACACAACCGGAGTTCCACAGCACCTGGGTGGCAGCGGCACGGCTCTCCTTGCCACCCTTGGGGTGGACTGGGATGACGCCAGTGATTTGCCGTCGTAGCGATTCGGTGATGGCTTCGCCGTTTGCCTTGGCTTCAATCAGTATATTGCCGACGTTGGCCCATTTGCTGCGCATTTGTAGAATGGACCGCACTTGGTCCGAGAAGCCCATGCGCCCGCGCATCACGTCGACCACGTAAAACTTGGGGCCGACTCGGGCACCAGCCAGAATGACCGTGTAGTCGGCGCCCTTGGAGTCTTTGTGGCTGGAGTCCACACTGAGAGTGATGGTGGCCGAGCCCCAAGGCGTGCCGACGTACCGATTCTGGAACCATTCACGCTGGAACATGGCTCCATCAGCCGGTAGCGGGTTCTGCTGGTACTGACCGGACCACTCGGCCAGTGGCAACACGGCTTTGCGGGCCTCGCAAACCGACAACGGGAAGCGTTTGGGCACCAACAGTTCGCCCTGGTGAGTGCGCCAATCAGAACCCAGATGGCTGGAATAAGCCCGCTCGGGCTCAAACTCCATCGGCAGGCACACGTGATGTGCTCCACGTTCAATCAGAACGCCGCTCAGGTCGCTGTAGTGCAGCCGCTGGGCGATGACGACTCGGGTGAACGTCTCAGGGTCGGCAGAGCGCGAGCTGAAAACATGGTCGTACTTCTCGACGACTTTTTCCAGCGCCGTGGCCGCGTCGCCCTGCAGGTCCTGGGTCTTGACCGGGTCGTCGAAAACAACGATGTGCCCGTGTACCCCGGTGATTTGTCCGGACTGTGAGACGGCGTACCGCATTCCGCGCTTCGAGTTCGTGTAAAACGACGTCGAGGCCCGCTCGCCACCAAGAATGTCAACATGCGGGTACAGTCTCAGGTACAAATCGCTGGTCATGATTTCAAACGAGCGCTTCGCGTCGCGGAACACCAGCATCTCCGAGTACGACGTGGAGATGACTTTCAGTTGCGGGCACCAAGTCCACGCCCACGCAGGCGCCATCACCGAGGTCAACAGCGACTTCGAGATGCCGGGCGGGCATGCGATGACCATCTCCGGGATATCGCCGCGCAGCCCGTCCATCCAGGGTTGGTCTGCGGGCTTGAAGCTGCGGCTGGCCCGGTAGTAGGACTCATCTAGAGACCGGCATACCAGCCTCATGTGAGGTTCTTCGACCAGCTCACAGCTCTCGACCACGTTCCAAAACGTCTTGACGAACTCCCAGAGCCCGCCGCGCTTGATGCGTTCCTTGGTGACAGCGTCCAGAATGTCAGTCATCGTTCCCGTCTCCGAAGTTCAAGCGAAGCTGTTTGCGTCGGGGAGCAGTTTTTATCAGCGGCGACAACTGGCGTTTCGGAATCTTGGGGTGCCAGTTGATTTCGGCCGGTTGTTTGATTTCAGCCGGACCCAGCCCCAGCTGGGCACGAGCCGTTTCCTGGGCGCGGATGGCACCCTTGGGATCGAGGAACGTACCCAGGTGCATCTTTTGGCCGTACACGTTCAGCGAGGCCGTCCAGCGCCCGTTGCCGATGAACCGGACGCCCCGTGGCAGGCCGTGCTCGCGCACATGAGCCACGCGGCGGTCCAGGATGGGGTCAGGAGCCTCGTGGACCAACAGAGGCTGGGTTGGGTCGAACGAGTCGTGTTTGTGCGGCGGAACGCGCAGTAGCCGTGAGTACGCGTGCAAGTCGCCCGATTTCCACGCTTGCACACGTTTGATGGCCATCTGGCGGCGATATCGTTCGCGTGCGCGCTTTCGTTTGCGGCGAGCCACCGTGCGCGCGGTTTCGAGCTTGTGCGCACGGCTGTTCTTGTACGGCGTGCGCAACAAGTTATGCGGAACATGGTCCGCAGGCAGCTCTGGCGTCGGCTGTTGCGCCAGAATCTCCATGTTGAGAACCGGTTTCGCCATGGCCCGTGGCGCTCGTTTCTTCGTCGGCCCCGGCAGGTGCTCGCGGTCGCGCAGCTTGGCCACGGTCAGTCCCCCGAGACCAAACGTGCCTTGATGAGTTCCGCTGCCTGGAGAGCCGCCAGCTCGTCATCCGTCAGCTTGGAAAAATCCAGCTTCGCGGGCTTCGGCGTGACCGTGGCCTCGACGGCAACTTTCTTCTGAACCTGGAGGCTGGGAAGCAAACGTTCGGCCAAGAACTGGGTGGACTTCGGGTCCGCCAGCGCCTGGACGTACAGCAGGTTCATGATTTCGCCGCGCTTGCCGGCGTTCTGAGCCGCAGCGACCTTTTGAGACAGTTCCAGCTTCATCGGGTCAACGACAGCGTCATCGTCCGCATCGTCGACCTCGGAGAGCCAACGTGAAACGGTACGCGGTGCCAGACCCACGAAGCGGCAAGCGTCTTCCAGGGTCATCGGAAAGTCCATAGCCGCCACCAGAGAATCAATCAGCTCAGACGTAAGCGCAGGTCGTTTGCCAGCCATACAACAAATGTGCCATCGGAGCACAAAATGTCAACAGCCACATCACGAAGTCGCAAATAGCTCTCATCTGCCGATGATGTCCGCAAAAGACTGGGCAGCAAACGTTCTCTTCACCAGCGCCCCAGCAGGCGCATACAGCCACGGGCGGCCAATCGCACGCAGAGCAGCAATCTCAGCCGCTGACTGGGTCGCAGCGACGCCGTGAGCGCCGTCCACGACGCCGTCCTTGGTACGACGTGCAGTCGACCACGCATACGTCTTGGTGCTGGGGACGAAACGAATGCGCACGAGTCCGTTCGTATTCGCCAGGACCAGAACGTTCTTATCGGTCACAGTACGCGGCTTGAACTTCTTGGATTTCTTATCGAGCACGTCGGCGTCGTAAGAGTAGAAGCTCCAACAGTCGTGCATGGCCAGCGTGCGCCCCGTGTTCCAATGCACAGGCGAATCAAAGCCGAACCCCGGCACTGGTTTGTCATAAAAAGGCTCATAGCTGCGCGTGTCGTATGGCATGACCCACCGTGCCATGCGTACGCGGGTGGCGCCAGTGGATTTTGTGGTGGGGTTGACGACCCTGGGAGGCGTGTTAACATCTTCTTAGGAGCGATAGCTCCCGGAGAGAGTATCGACGCAGGGCCACGGTAATGCGCCCCCTGTGACTGGCTTGGAAGGCTGGTACTGCCCACTGGGTAGTTCGACTCGGGTTCTGGCAACGGAACCGCCCCCACGGGACCCATACTGGTAAGGTATGGCCCTCACCGACGCGCCGTACCGGGCGAAACCAAACCCGGAGTAGCGAGGCCCACTGGGGTACGGGAGGCAACATACGGTTGGTGGAGGGGTTTTCGGAGGGCCGGCCGGAGGCCCCACCGCCCACCTGGAATATTGAGAACGAATCAATCGACTCTGAGCTAATCAGAAACGAACTGGGACGTTCAAAAATCTTCCTTGCATCGTCTCCGAACCAGGATATGGTTGGCCTGCATGACCGTTTATTTCATGCAGGGCTCTGACACGGGCCGCATTAAGATTGGTTTTTCAGATAACGTTGTCCAGCGCTTCGCCCAACTGCGGGCTGGAACTTCGGGACGTTTGGGCGTTATCGGGTACATGCCTGGTGGCTTGGGTCTTGAGGCCAAGCTTCACCGGGTTTTCCTGCCTTGGCACTATAAGTGCGAGTGGTTCAAGCCAGATATTCTGGGCTCAATCGAGCTGATGTTGAAATCGGGCATTTTGCAGCCACCATACGGCTATTCGACCCAGTTTGTCCCGTTGAAAAAGCTCAAGACGCTGGTTTACGTCGAGCCATCGGAACGATTGGCGTACAAAAAGCCTCAACCTCCGGCGTCGATTGCCCGCTGGCAAGCCTACGACTACAAGATGCGGGGTGTTTGGCGCTCGAACGCTCAACGCCGTCAGGATGCGCACGACCACCTGATTGCGTCTGCAAAAGCGTACGACATCGTCAAGGCCATTACGAAGCGCGTTTTCGAGGACGATGACCTGGACTAGCCTCGGGCTGTAGCCAGTGAACGATTTTACCTCCACGAAACATTTCTGGCTACTGGAGTTGACATCTGCGCCCCCTGCGTCAGGTGCCTGGGGCGGCCTGGGGCGGCCTGGGACAAAGTGCTGACGCTAGGGGCGCCTCTGTATGCGTTTTGTCCCCCATCCACGGTGTGGGCACCCGGGCGCCTGCATCATTAACAGTGTTGCCCTGGCGGCTTGTAAAGCCGTAAAGCCGCCAGGTCCAATCTGGAGTTCCAAAAAATCTAAAGATTTCTAGGCCAAAAATTTCTCAGCGCCTGGGGGGGCTGCGCCCCACCACAAGACTACATGTGGGCCTAGGGCCCTGGGGTGGACGTATGGTCACATATGGTCACGTATGGTCACGTATGGTCACGGCGGTGTGTGGGGGCTGCTATCCAGCCTTATCGCACTCAGCGCACACGGGC